GAACTAATGATGGTAATAAGCAATATTATTCTGTGTGTTGGCTAGGAGGAGAAAATGATATACCTAGCAACAAAGCATTAAAAACAATTAAAAATTTATGGAAAGAGATAGGAGGACAGCTTAAGCCTCATAGTGAATTCAAAGCAACAAATTGCCCAGATGATTTTTTAAGAGATTGGATTATAGAAGTTCAAAAGCCTGTAGATAATAAACAAAAAGAACATATTGTGTTAGCAGATCCAATTAAACAAGATTTAGATGAAATTAAAGATGAACTAAAACATTTACAGGCAGAGATTAAAGCTCTTAGGCAGACTTGGATTCTAAAAGGTTTCAAAGCTGAATAAATAACAATGATTATAAAATGTCATTCTTGTATGAAAAAATTAGAATTAATTAATAAGGCTTTTGTTTGCATAAATAAAAAGTGCATACAATTTAAGAAAGTACAAACAAAAATACCAGAGGAGGAATAGTATGTCTGATGAATTAAAAGATATGTTAGAAAGAGCAGGATGGACTTTTGTTCAAGCATTTTTAGGTGCTTTAACTATTAGCCCAATTGTTGGAGTTGATGCTTCAGGATTACAGATTGCACTTATTGCAGGTGGATCTGCAGCATTATCTGTAATAAAGACTTATGCAAAGAAAAAAATAAGTTAGACTAATAGTAAGGGATTCAAGCAATTGATTTCCTTTTAGTTACAAGTAATAAAAAAAGAGGAGATTTGTATCTCCTCTTTTTTGTTGAACAGGTGGAGGTTGATTAGGACTGCATACACTTAGGGGAGTATATGAAAAGCTCTACCTGTTCTTTATTAACTATAACAAATCTCTGGAACAAAAATAAATTAATTATGATTTTGTATAAATTTGTCATTCTTGTAGTTTATTATGTTAAACACAAGCAAACTTGCTCTGTAGCTTTTAGAAAGAGCTAGTTGATTAGGATCTTACAACAGGGGATTAGCTACACCTCAAAAGAACTAGGGTTAAAGCCTATTATTCCACATATTTAAATGCTACTAAATTTAGTATTCTGGTTTTTGGGAGGGAGTGGCACAGGGTTAGTTCCACCTTTCACAATAACAAAACAGTTGTTAAAAATAGCCCAAGCCTAGTAAAAGGGCTTGGGCTTATTAATTCAAACTTTTTACTTTTAATGCTTGACAATAAGACAAAAAAGTGAGACAATTAAAACAGTATTAGTTGATTAGGAGGTATAAATGTTTTATATAACATTATTTCTAACAGCTCTTGGCTTATTTACTTTATTAGGTGGATTAGCTTATATGAGCTTAATAATTGAGGAAAAGTTAATTAATAATAAATTTAACTTTGAAAAAAGGCTACATAATGGAGAGATCCTTAGTAAGGATAATATTTTCTAATGTATCCAAAAATCAAAAAAAATAAACATACTTGGACTTATAGATTTCTTTATTGGAATATTGATAAGCCAGATATTTATGATTACTCAATAGATACAGATCAGGGTTTTCAAGTTGCTGAATCTGCAGCTTGGGGAAATTGCACTTGGGATGGGTGCAATAATTTAAAATATATAGGAAAAAAGAAAGTAGGAGGTTGATAATGGCAGCAAAATTCTTAGAGGATTATGTTGGAGTTGATGACTTAATTAAACAGATGAATGAACAATATCCAGAGGGTAGATTAGTTAGTGAGATAGTAGAGAAAACAGATAAGATGGTTGTTTTTAAAACTAGCTTTTATACAAAAGATAATGTATCTCCAAAATGCACAGGGCATGGGAGTAAATACTCTACTGAGGATCATTGGTTAGAAAAAGCAGAACAGAAATCCAGAGGCAGATGTCTTAGGGTTTTACTTGGCTCTGAGCCAACTGCTGAGGAGATGGAGGGCATTGTGCCTAGTAAAGCAGCTCCTAATAAAAAAACCTTAGATGAAAAAGTCAAAGACTTGGAAGCTGAGGGTTTAGTTAATGATATATCTGATAAAGCACAAGCAATAATGGATAATATTAAAGAATTTGCTTTAGAAATAACAAAGCAAGATCTTGACTTAGCTAGAAACTATACTGCACAAGCTCTTGGAGCTATGGGTATGAGTAAAACAGAAGTATCTATAAATAATATGCAATCTATAAAAAATAAGATTCAAGATATTGCTACTGAAGCTAGAACACATGTTGATAAGGGGGAATAATAAATGTCTTGGTTATTTGGCAGGAATAAGCCTCTTTCTACTGTTGAAATCTTATCTTTGGAAAAGAATATATCAGAAGCTAGAAAGATTAGATATATTTTAGAAGTAGAGGGCAGTATTTGTTCTTTAGATCCAGAGTTCTCTGCTTCTGGAAACTTAAGAAAAGTAGTGCATAGATTAAACAATGTTTATAACTCTGCAATATATAAAGAGGAGTGCCATTGTGATTACAAGCAAAAAGCTAAGTTAAATCTTGATGGAACTCCTAGAAAGCATATTGCTTATAAGAAAGATTGGGCATCATGAAAAAAATAATAGTTAAGTATATAGGTGTTAAAAATTATACAGTTAATGATGATGTAACAAAAGAAGAGATTCATGATATGTTTCAGACAGATCTAGCTAATGTTCCTCTTTCATTTTCAAAAAATATAGTTCCTATTGCTTTTGCTGAGGAGGAATAAATGGATTGGATTATTGTTCTTTTGTTATTTATTGGCATAAATTGGTTAGCTTGGTATTTAATTGATAAAGGCAAAATCTAATGATTGAATTGTTTATAGGTTGCTCTTTATTGCTTGGAGATGGAGTATTAACAGAGCAATCTATAGATGATTATTTACTCTGCAACCACTTGCAAGATGTTAAAGGATGGTATGCCTTAACTTATAAATACTTTGAGGATGATACTTTATTTGCATTAGCTGTTATGAGTTGTGAGTCTGATGGCAGAGAAAAAGTTACAGGATATAACAGAGATGGCACTATAGATCAGGGCTTGTTTCAATTTAATTCTAAAACAGAGAAATGGCTTGAAAATGACATCTATAATAAAGACTTAGATATGTATGATGCAGAAACAAATATAAAAGCTGCTGCTTGGCTTTCTTATTATGATGGTTGGCATCATTGGAACAGTAGTAAGCATTGTTGGGGGAAATATGATACCTTTTCCAGATAAAAAATATAATATAATTTATGCAGATCCTGCTTGGAACTATACAGATAAATCATTAAATAGAGGTGGTGCTGCTAGACATTACCTATACAAGATATTGCTGATGATAATTGCATATTATTTATGTGGGTAACTTTCCCATTATTAAAAGATAGTTTTGATGTTATAGAATCTTGGGGTTTTACTTATAAAACTGTTGGATTTACTTGGGTTAAGAAAAACAAAAAAACAGATTCTTGGTTTTGGGGTATGGGGCATTGGACTAGGGCAAATGCAGAACTTTGTTTAATAGCAACTAAAGGAATTATAAAAAGACAATCAGCTTCTGTTCATCAAGTAATTGATACACCTATAGAAAGACATTCTAAAAAACCTGATATTGTTAGAGATAAAATTGTAGAACTTGTTGGAGATTTAACTAGAATTGAACTATTTGCAAGAGAAACAGCAGTTGGTTGGGATAGTTGGGGTAATGAAATTGGTTAATGCAAACAATAGGAGAGATTTTAGAGCAGATGAATATGATTTGTATGATGTTAAGAAAGCTAGACCATATTGGAATCAAGTATGTGCAGCTAATGAATGGGAAATTATAAAAAATGATGAGGATTTTGGAGAGGACTTTGTCTGTAAAATTATTGATGACATTTATATTATGGAGCTTCAGGTTGTTGGTTATTGGCATAATTTTAGCAAAGATAATATAAGCAATTTATGGATCTCTGCAAGTAAAGTTAATAATCTTAGAGAAAAAGCAAAAGAAAAGAATACAAAAGCAGGTTTAATCTTTCTTAATTGTGTTCCAAATAAGTTTATTGGTGTAAATATAGATCAAGTTAAGTATGAGCATAAAGTCATAAAAGCATCAGAGGAGAAATCATACAAAATACCATTAAAAGATATTGATTATATATATAAAGAGATATTTGATACTAACTTTTGTGATTGTTTAGAAAATCATTATGAAATAATGTTGCAGGGTAATGGGAGAATACCTATGGCAGAAAAAGAAATAAATATAAGAGGTAAAAATGGAATATGCTGCTGATGATATAAATATTGGTTATATGTCTTGTTTATTGTTTATAAATAATGAACATACTTTAATAGATAAACTATCTAATGTAACTGAAGTACAACCTATGCAACATCAGGGAGGAGTTAGCTTTGATTTAGTGTTAAAGTCTGAGCCTACTTATGTAGAAATAACTATGAATTATGATGGTAACTTTAATATTTATACTAAAACAACCAAAGGAGAAACAGAGTTTAAAGATGAAACTGTAGAAACTTTAATAAATTTCTTGCATATATTTTATGTCAATATGGTTAATGATGAGAATAAATTACTTTTAAATGCTTTAGATAAAAATACTTATAGAAAAGTTGCAAAAAGAATGCACTACAGGGAAAACTTTGGGAATGATTTATCAGGGGATTAAATACAAGAAGCATCAAAAGATAAAGTTTGTTATTCCTACTGATATAAGAATTATAGATCCACAAACAAAGAAAATTCTTTGGAGATATGGCACAATACAGTTTTTTGCTAAAAATACTAGATCTGCTTGGATTTTAGAAAATAATGCTAAAGAAACAGTAAAAATTTCATTATTTTGTGTTTTACCTGTAAATTAATAGCATGGCAGATAATGGTTTCACACAGAAAGAGATGTTGCAATTGGTTTTAGATAGGCTAGATGACATTGATTCTAAAATAGAAAATAAGATTGATAGAAAAGAATTTTATACAGTTATAGGAACAATAATTGCAATAGTTACTTTAGTTTCTAGTTATTTTATGTAATGAAATGCAATTGTAAATATATATGCTGTGGTTGTAGTTTGCATTGTAAAAACAGATTATAAGTTATACTAAATCTATGGATTATATAGATGATATGTCTTTGGCTTTGCCTAATCAGCAACAAGTAGGAGAAAGCAATATTGATTTTAAAAGATTTCAATATTATTTAGCTTTAGGAGCAGGTAGAACACTTCCTAGAGTTGCAGAAAACTTCAGTTTGTCAGAGAGGAGAATATATCAAATCTCTGCTAAAAATCAATGGCAAGATAGAGTAAAAGCTATAAATAAAATGCTAAATGAACAAATAATTGGGGAGGTTTTTGCTCAAGTTGGAGAAACTGCAAGAGATTTAGCTGAGGAGCTTAAACCTGTAATTTTTAAGGTTATTAATGAAATAAATGAAAGAGATTTAGCTTCTATGAATCCTACAGAACTTAAAGGCATATTAGATATTTGTTATAAGATGATTAGTCAGATTTATGGCTTAGGACAACCACAAGTAACAGTTAATCATATAGAACAGCCACAGATTAGGTTTAAATGGGATTGGGAGCAGGATGATGAGCCAGATTATTGAGGCAACTCCACCTGATTTACATTCTGGACAAATAGAAGTAATACAAGCATTAGATGAAAATAGATTTGTTATAGCAGTATGTGGCAGAAGATGGGGTAAAACTACTTTATCTTTAGTTGCAGCAGTAGATCAAGCTCTAAAAGGATTAAAAGTTTGGGTTATCTTTCCTGTATATCCTCAAAGCTTAGAATCTTGGTTAAATCTTAAATCATTAGTGAGACAGTTACCAGAGAACTATGCACAGACTAGAGAAGTAGAGAAAAGAATAGTATTAGCTAATGGTGGCTCTATACAGATAAAATCAGCTAACAAACCAGAAACTCTTAGAGGTGCAGGTGGTATATCTCTTATTATATTTGATGAAACTGCTTATATGGATAAAGAGACTTGGGAGACAGTTAGACCAATACTCAGTGATAGTTTAGGCAAAGCATTATTTATATCTACTCCTAATGGTATGAATTGGTTTTATGAGTTGTTTGATAATGCTAAAAGGAGAGAAGATTGGAAAG